GTCAGGCGGTCTAGGATGCCGTAGCCCAAGCCGCCCTCGTCAATCACCGTCAGCGTCGGGCGGTAGTCCTCTATCGCCTCAATCACCCTGCCGACGATGGTCATGGTGTCTTCGCCGGAATACCGCTTCAGCGCGATGATGTCGCGTCCCTGGCGCACGGCAATCACGGTAGAGTCCGCGCCACCACGGGCGGGGTCTACGCCGATGACAATCGGAGCGGTTTCGTCCTTGTACTTGGGCCGCTTGAACGCCTCATCCACCCAGTGCGCGGGGATGAATTGGTCGTCACCGGCAGACGGGAACTCCCCGTAGACCTCAATCTTGGCCTGCGGCGAGTCTTCGCCGTATTCGTCGATGATTTGTTGGTAAACGGCGCGGTCAGTGCCCTCAACATCCAGCGAGTTGATGTTTTTGGACTTCCAAAACGCCCGTTTCGCGGCAAAACACTCGAAAAAGTAGCCAGTTGGGCGGCGGGGGTTGGAAAACGCCAGCCAAAAGCGGTTGGGCGTGTTCTCGGTAAAAAAACCCTGAGATACGTCCCAGATTCCGTCCGGAATACCGCTGGCTTCGTCAAAAATCAGCATGACGCCGTCGTGGTTGTGGACACCGGCGTAGGAATCAGGGTTTTCCGCAGACCAAAGTCGGCCTTCTACCGACCAATAGCGCGTGCCTTTCCGCAGGTCGCGTTCCACCAACTCCGTAATCCACTTGGCGGGCATCACGCGGGTGGCGGATATCTCAAACCAGTGGCTGTTTATCAGCATTGCCAGCCACTTTGTGATTTCTGCCCATGTCACCGAGCGCAACTGGGCTTCCGAGTTGGCAGACACGATGACCGTAGACCCGATGCGGGTGGTCACCATCCACAGGATGAGCCACGACACTAGTGCGGACTTGCCAATACCGCGTCCGGAGGCTACCGCCAGGCGAAACACCTCAAACGTCTGGTCATCTACCTTGCCGCCGTTAGCCGCAATGTGGGCTTTCAGGTCACGCAGGACGCCCCGTTGCCACTTGCGCGGGCCACGGAAATGCTCCAGCGGCGTTCCTTTCTCGCCCCACGGAAAGGCAAAGTTGACGAAGGCTTCCGGGTCGTTGGCAATGACTGGCGACCACAGTTTAGCCATGAGCAACTGCTCATCGGATGAGGAGTAGCGGGGTTCCTGCATTAGGGCTTTGGCCTGTTCAGCAGCGGCGCAATCAGGTTGCGGGTAACGTCACCTGAAATGCCGTTGCCAAGCACGGTTTTAGCGAGCGTAGGCTTGTCAGGAACAGGCACTTCATCACCCAATCCCATAAGACGCGCCATCATGCGAGGCGTAACTTCCTTTACCGTGCCGTCAGGCATGATGACTCGCGGCTTTTCGTTAGCCGCTTTCAAGGTAGGCGCAACTTGCCCTGCGTTAGAAGCGGCCCAAGTTCCACGGAAACCGCTGCCACCCATAGTGATGATAGGTTTACTGGGGTCCAAGCGACCATTGGCAATCATCTCATCCAGCCGACGCCGTTCTACAGGCGGAATGGCAGATGCCGGTGCATTCGGTAGCAAATCTGACACCGCACCAAACCAATCTTTGCCTCCCGTTTTGGGCGGCACAGGCGGCAAATTACCTTCACGAACAGCTCTCAGCAGCATTCGCTTGCGAGACTGAGGTGCGCCGTAATCGGCGGCATCGTGAATGACCACATCCCACTTGTAACCCTTGCTGTCCAAGGCATCCGTAATGTGTTTGAACAGGGCCGTATCCGCATATTGCGGGACGTTTTCCACAGTTACGATAGGCGGCGTGGCTTCACGAATAGCCCGCGCAACAGATTCTGCACTTTGGCGGTCAAGGTCAGTAGCGCCGCGCATGGTTTTGGCGGCAGAGAAGTTTTTGCAAACCGGACTGGCATGAAACAAGTCAGGGTTAGCGTCTCGCAATTCTTGCGGGTCTATATCCGTGACGCTACGGGCAGGGAAAGACGTACCGTGAGAGACGTTAGCGTGGGCATTTATACGCGGGTCGTACTCTACCGCCATTACCCGTTCGTGAGCAGGCAATGCGCTCTCCACAGTGCCAGCACCCGAAAACCAGGTGGCAACACGCGGACGAGAAGTGGACTCTACGGCTTGCGACATGATGGCTTTCTTGGGCTTCAACCAATTACGCGGGTCTATGTTCTCCCCCACCACCTCTCCCAACCCCGCAGGGCTGGACTTGGCACGGTTCCACATACTGCGCAGGGAGTTGCCAACAGCATTCGTAATCATGGACGGGTTGGCAGCAGCCTCCTGTGCCGCACGCCAAGCATCCGCGTACACGCCTTGCAAACTACCTGCTTGCTGAGACCTGTAGGCATCTAGCGCCAGTTGGTCGCGCATTTGCAAACCGCCCATAAGCGCAGTAGAGGAACCGCGCAACAGACCGCCAGTAAACTCACCGGCATCACGAAGATAGTTTGGCGAGGGCGGAACTAATGCGTTGCGAGTACCCGGCGGCATACCTCACCCCACGCTATCGTAAGGCGACAACATGGCAGGCTGGTATCCAAAGTTAGGCTGCTGCCCGAACTTGCTACCCATGCTGCCACCAAACATACGGTCACCACGATACGGACGAGATAGCCTGTTCTGCCGCTGCCCACCCTGCATGAGATACCGAGTGTAGTGGTTCCCGAAGGGCGTCATCCCTTGGTAGGGGTTCTGCGGCTGCTGCGGCAGAAACGGCAGCATACTTGCCCGAAAGTCCTGAATACTGAGCGGAGAAGCCCCAGGCAGAGCATTAACCCCACTGCCCATAGCAGTATAAGGGTCACCGCCATACGCACCGGAAGCCACCATAGCGTTCTGCCCATACGTCCCCTGCTTGGTGGTGTCTACAGACATGGCATTGCCAACACCGAAATACGGGTTTCCAATCATGCTGCATCCCCTGAGATATCTATCACGCGAGATTGCGCAGCCTCCAGTGCCGCGACAATGCTTATCTTCTGGTACACGTCCACGCTGACTTCCGACCTCGCAGTCCACCCATACTGGTGCTGCAAAACCGACAACGCAGCCTTGGCATCCCCATTCTCTGCCGCCGTGTACACAGTGCGGCTAACAGCCAACTCGGCATCCGCACGACCCTTCTGCTCTGCCAGTTCCGCGATAGGGTCCATCTGACAGAGACGCCGATACTCTGCAGGCAACATACCCGCAGCAAGGGCAAGGGCATCACCCTTCAGCCCCAACCGCGCAGCTTCGTATATCCCCTCTAGTGCCTCGGGCGTGGCACGCAACTCACGGGCAACCACAGGGATGCTGCGGAAGGTTGTGGGTGTGGCAACAAGGTCCATGGGGCGAGGGTGGCATGAAAAAAAAAATTGATCACGGGGGCACCGTAACAGTCACGGCCCTTCGCTCGGACCTACCCGGGGGGTATCGTCAGCACACGGACTATCAGCACGCGGACCGTCAGTGTACGCACGATGCCAGGCGGGCAGCGTGCGGGCATGGTGCGTGCCAGTCATGCAGCCATGCACTAGTGCGTAGTGCGTACTAGTGCGTAGTGCGTGATAGTGTAGCGGCAAGGTTGCTATGTAAAGTACGCTTGGCGCATTAGGGTTCACAACAAAGAACACTGTAATGAACCCCGCGTGCGCATGCGCGTAACATCACCGCAGTGTTATTGGTACTGAACCCTGTTTAACCAAACCAACATCGCAAAACAATTTTGCACAAAGGTATTGACTCGATACCTTTAGTCGTGCGATGATTCACCCATGCCGCAATTCAGCGGCGCACTGGAGGCAACATGAAACACAAGTACACTGCAGAACAACGCGCAATCATCCGCGCATACCGCCTTGCCAATCGTCGCCTGGTTCGCATCCGTACTCGCTACTTTGGCGACACTGCGGGCCGTTTCGGCATGGAATACCGCGAACCCACCTACGCCGAATACAAAGCCGCTATTGCAGCATACGACTCTGCTACCGAATTGCTGGTTGCGCGGGTTCCGCAATACCTGTACGAATAACGCATTGCTGCATTGCACAAAAATTGCATTTTGAGCTGACAAATAGGAAACGCACTATGTCATACGCCCATATTTTCCGCCTCCCCCACAATCGTGGTTGGCAACTACTTATCACAGTTTCGCCGTCGCTGGCCGATGTTCGCGGTGTACTGGAGTCTCGCGAATTCGGCCTGAAGCATGACGCCAAGCGTTTCGCCGCGCAGTACGGCGCTACCGCCTGGAACTACTAACATGATACCCACCGGCTACCGCCCAATCCGCATAACCCGCACTATCCGCCCGCTATCACCCTATTGGTTCGCGGCATGGTTCGCACTCTACGGCCTGGCGGAGTACTTTTACCCTAGCCTGTAACGGACTAATCCTATTGCGCATTCTCCGGAGTGCGCAGTGGGATGCAATCCGCATCTACACAATGCACCATAGCGTGCGAGGCAAGGCAACATGACGACCCCCAACGGTATCATTCTTTGGCAAGGCAATAGCCGTATAGACGGCGCGCCAATCGTGGCCATTGCAATTGGCATCGCATCCGGTAGCACTAATCGCAAAACCGGCGATATGTTGCAAACCTACATACTGCGTAGTGACATTGCGCCTACCGATGCCATCGCTACTGGCGCAGACGTTTCCATTTGCGGCGACTGTCCGCACCGCGGCGATGGCACAGGCAAGGAACGGACCTGCTACGTCAATGTCGGGCAAGGTGCGCAATCCGTCTGGAAAGCGTACAAGCGCGGCGTTTACCCTGTGGCCGATGATGTTGCGGCCATTGGCGCATTGCGGGTTGTACGGCTAGGTACATATGGCGACCCGGCCGCTGTGCCTGTGGCCGTATGGGATGCGCTCGTTTCCCGTGCGGTGGCGCATACTGGGTATACCCATGCCTGGCGCGGCATCGGTGCGGACTACAAGCATTTGTGCATGGCATCAGCGGACAGTGTCCGCGATATGCGCGATGCCCATGCCGCTGGCTGGCGTACTTTTCGTGTTGTCACCCATGCCAACACGGTCCAGCGATTCCGCCGGTTTGAGTCTGTCTGTCCGGCCAGCGAAGAGGCGGGCAAAAAATTGACTTGCGATGCGTGCCAGGCTTGCAATGGCACGGCTACTAACCGTAAGGCTAGCATCGTAATCCGTGCTCACGGTGGCACGGCTGTAATGGCCAATGTACGCCGCAAGTATGAAACGGTGGCCGCATGAACGGTACGCCGCGTATCGTCGCCAGTATTCGCGACTGGCGATGCAATGTTACCGCCATAGTCCGCCAGAATGCCTGGCGGTACTCTGTCACGGTCCGTGACGACGATAGCGGTAACCTGCTACCGGTGGCCCGCGTATTTTCGGACCGCATAGCAGCATTGCAATACGCTATTAGCATCATCGCCTAGCCCTACCTTGTAGCCTATTGGTCCGCCAGTAGGCTACGGGGTATACGTTAGGTATATCGTCATGCGCCAGCGTGCGCGAAGGTGAAATTGTGGAAACAGTAAAACTGAACCAATGGTATTGGTTCCCTGTCACGGGTCCGGACTATCCCAGCATTGGCCACTACGTCATAGTGGAATCCGATGGCACGACGGTATGCAATCCGTCCCCTATGGGCCAGGCTAACGCCTATTTGATAGCCGCAGCGCCGGACCTGCTAGCAGCATTGCAGCGCCTAGTCCACCCGATGGCGGACGATACCGACCTAGAAAACGCTCGCGACGTTATCGCACAAGCTACTGGGGGCGCAGCATGAAGCCCGAATCACGCCCCGCCTGCCCGGTCTGCTACCGGGCCGGTACTGTCCCCTGTCCCTTCACGGACGCCAGTCTACCCTGCCCGCATTGTGACGAGACAGGATTTGACCCGTATTGGATGGGTCCGGACGCGCCAGCATGGGAGCCTGCGCAATGATGCCGAACCATTTTTTGTCCAAAAACAGCGTCGGCACATGGGCCGTGTTTTTTGGCGGTATGCCATTGTGTCCCGATGGCACGCTAGAAACCGCTATGCGTTGCGCCACGCATTACAAGCTGCCCATGACGGGGGAGTGGTGGGATGGGACAGTAAGCGCCTGGCGGCCCGCTAGCGAACTGCAGGACGCCACGCCATGCTCTACCTAATCGGCCTTTTACTAGCCGCAGGCATTGCCGAACTATTTGATATCGGCTAACCTGCACTGGCGTTTCATGTTGACCCTCGTTTTGCCCGGCCTTACCCGCCGGGCTTTTTTATTGGACCAGTCGCAAGCTGGGGAAATGAGCTTCTAGCGCCGTGCGGCATTCCGCATTGGTGCAATCGGCGTAGGGGCTTTCAGGGTTTACCCAGATATTCCGTTTATTTGGGTATTGTGCAGTCCCGATATTTCCCCGATTTATCCAGCCGCCCATTTTTAATATATCGGGTATTATCGTTTGCGGCACTTTTCCCCGCGCCATGGTTTTTTCT